TCACGCCACAGCCCTCCACTCAGCCTGCTCGTCATGCAGGAAGTCGGAGTCCAGAGCCCAACCATGGTCACGCGGCGCGTCGAGGTCCGCCACCATGCCGGCAAAGTCCTGATCATCGTCACCCTGCCAGTCGATGTAACGCTGTGCAGCGCGGGTCCAATCGGACACTTCGCGGATAGACAGGTTGCAGTGCAGGACAGCGCGAGGACCATTGGCGATGATGCTGTAGGCCAGTTCCGTGAGGTACAGGGCCTCGTTGAATTGGGATTGCGAGAGCGCGTTCATGGCTGCTCGTCCGCGTCTTCGGAGAACGCCTCGCCGCGGTCTTCGTCGGCGGGGCCTTCCGTGGCGGCGGGGTTGCCTTGCGTGAGGGTGCCGTCGTTATTATCAGGCTTGGCCTGCTCCAGCAGCATCGCCGTAGATAGCGGCTGCACGGTCAGATCTGGACCTTGCGCGTAGTGCACGTCCTCGATCTCATCGGCGGTCTGGTGCCCCAGCATAACCTCTGGTGCGTACAGCCGGATCAGAAAGGCGGCGCTGCGGTAGCGCAGCATCACCTTCGGCATCGTTGTGTACTTTTTGTTACTGGTCCAGCCCTCGGCCTTGGCCATGACCATATCAACGTCCATCTCGACGCGACGACCACTCTTGGCCAGCGTGGCAAATGCCGTGACCTTGAGGTTGTTGCGATCACTTTCGTCGACGATCCAGTCGATCTCGTCGGAGAACTTGCCCGACGAGTTGGCCCGCGCAATCATGTAGCTGGACTTGAAGCCGGCTGTGCCATGGATGATGTGGATGTTCTGCATGACCGTCATGCGGTCTTCGCCCATGCGATCCGCGATCGACATGGCGATGTAGCAGTTGGCCATCGCTTGTTCTGGCGTCCCCTTGCGCAAGGCCTCAGGAATCAGCGGAGACATGGCGAACATGCGCGCCTGGCGCTGCATGAGGCCGAAGTGCTGAGCCTCGGGGGACAGATTGGCGTTGTCGGTGGTTGCGAGTTGCGTTGCCATATCAGTTTACTCCTTGAGCGCGGCGATCTAGCTCGCGCTGCGCATTCCATTTCAGGTCTGGTTCCATCGTCGCGTTGCCGAGCATCCAGTTGAGGAAGCCAGCCTCCACTTCGGCCCAAGGCTTGTCGCGGAACTTGCCGATCGGGCAGCGCGGCAGGAGGCGGGGCTCCTTAGTCCAAGCGACCATTTGCTTGCCGGTGGTGCCCTCGTTGAACAGGGCGAGGAGGATATGCGCGGTCACGTAGGCGTCAGGGCCGGCTCGGTGCGCGGGCTGCGTCAGTTGATGATCCGGGCTGATCTTGCCGGCGTCTTCTAGCCAATACCGAAGCGCGCCGTTGCTATGGCTTGGCGCCTCGGGCCACACGCGAAGAGCAGCCTTGTACGTGCAGATCACGGGCACTGGAGAGGCGAAGAATTTGGTTTCGAACTCTGCGTTGTGAGCCGCGATTGCGTCAGGCATGCCATACGCTTCGCTGAACATTTCCTCGGCATCGAAAGGCGAATTGCCGTGGCATTCCTTCAAGCTGATATGGTGGATCGCGCGCACTTCCGGCGGCATGGCTTCGACATTGCAGAGCCAAGCGAATGGCGAGTGCACCAGCTTAGCGTCCAGGTTGAGGTCGCAAATACCAACCTCGCAGACTTGCGCAGGAGGCTCGGTGCCAGTCGTTTCGAAGTCGATTACGCGGATGACGGTCACGCGGCTTCCTCCAGAACGGGGGTTGCGAAGTTGTCGATACGCTGGCGAGCCCAATGCGGCAGGCCAACTGGCGATGGTTCATCTGCATAACCGGGCCACCGGTTTGCTTGCAGGCAACGGTCAAACAAGTTGATCGCCCGACGATTGAGCATGCGTCCACGCTGAATATCTTCGGCAGGCAGTTCGTAGAGCGAGACGCAGTACGGCGCTTCGTTCTCGACAACGATGTGCAGCCAATGCGTCGGCTCTATTTCGTAGACCGCCTTAATGCCGTCCCAGTAAAACGCCGCGCTCTGGTGGTAGCCGAAGTTAGCCACCGACCTTGCAAACCCTTCTGGACTGGCATTGCTGGGTGCCACGAACTTAAGGTCTGCGACAACGCGCACCGCGCGCTTTAAGGGAATGCTATTGGGCCGGAAGTCAGGCCTGGCACGGAGCCAAACACCGGTTAACGGATCGCACCAGGCAAGCGTCTCTTCGGTCACGCCGTTGGATAGGGCGACCTTAGCGAACTCATTACCCTCAACGGCGGCTACAACCGCTTCGACAACCGCAGCGTCTTGGGCCCGCAAGACGGTTTTGCCCGCCTCAGCTGCCTCGTCCGCTTCAGCGATAGCGTCAGCGAACTTCTTGGTGGCTGCCCGCGAGAAGCCTTCTGGCGTGACGTGGTAGTGACCTTCCCAGCGATCCTTCAGCAGAATGCGATCGTGCGCCGCCTTACCGATATTGAAATGCGCTGCAGTGTCCTCACCGGGGCGGTCAGGATTAAGCGGACTACCGTGCCAGAAGTGCAGCGGCGACCTGCTCAGCAGCGTCTTTGCGCCAGAAGATGACAGCGACGGAGCCGGCAGCAGGTCGGGATTTCCGTGGTAGTCCTCAGCCGAGATATCCGCGTAGGCACCTGGCTCGGTGATCAGCGCGTTCATGCCCCCACCGCCGTCAGCGCAAAGCTAACCCCAAGCATGCCGCCAATTACCATGCCGATCAGGATCAGACTGATCGTGGTGAACCAGTCGGTGTCGAAGAGGGGAAGCGGCGAATGCATGAAGGGTCACTCCAACTTGCTGCCGGGGTACGAGAGGGCCGGCTGTTGGAGTGGTTATGCATATTGCGTTATGGCATGTCAAACGCATTTTGCATTATTTTACGCATTCAACGAAACGTGCGGGTTGAGGGGCTAGATGAAGTCGTCTTGAGAGGGATCGCGCTCTGCCGCGACGCGAATATCATTCAGGTTGTTATCAATGCGATCAAGCGCCCCGACGATCTGGCCTAAATAGTTAATGACCGCCAGTGCCGCAGCAGCCAGAAATGCCAGCAGGCAAACGCACACCGTTACCATCGCTCAGCCCTCAGTGCCGGCTCGCTGGTACCCAAGCGCCCAGGCTAAAGCGACGATGCCGACCAAGGCCGGCACTAGCGGTGCGCCAAATTCCTGGGTGGCTTGGTCGAAAGCAACTAACAGTGCGGCTAAACCAACCACCCATCCGAAAATGGCTTGGCCCTTGTTTGGTCGGTACCATGGCTTGTTCATACACTTATCCTCTTACGCCAGTGCCGGTCACTGGTTTGACAGCCCTCGAAGATAGCCAATTGCTTCGGCGCGCTTGATCGGCGGTAGATGGTCCAAGATGCTGATGATCTCGGCTTTCTGATCGCCGACTTCTCCCGGCCCTTCGCCAACGCCATAGAGCAGCCATTGCTCGCGCACCTTGAACTTGCGAGCGTAAACCTCCGCCTTCTTTGCTGGGTAACCTCGACTACCGTTCTCATGCCCTAGGTAAGTAGATACGGGGAAGCCGAGGGCTACAGCGGCATCCTTGGCGGTTTCAAAGCCCGCGCGGAGGCGAGCGATTCGTAGGCGTTCGGCGGGATCAGACATGCGCCGATCGTAATGCGATTCGTTATGCAAAAGGCGCTTGTGTTGCTGTGACGCATAATGCATAACGGCGTCATGACATCGCACCGCGACATTCTGAACACCGCCGGTCACGACCGCATTGTTGAATTGACTGGACGACCCATCACAACCGTTCGCTCGTGGGCGCAGCGCAACAGCATTCCTTCAACGGAATGGCGCGCTTTGATCGACGCGAAGGTTTGCGGTGCTTTCGACCTTATCGACGGAGTGGCCTTGCGCGGATCCAACCAAGAGGCTGCAGCATGACGCGCTCCACCATCTACCTGCGCCGTCATCGCGTGCCTCTGTGGCCGATGCTGATCGTTCGTGCGGCTGAGAAAAGGCTTAGGCAGCATTGGTGGGAGGTTGTGTGCCTCATCTATTGGACTGGCGCGACCGCTTTGGTTGTTAGCAACGAAACCGATCCGCGCTTCACTATGATCTTTGGCGGATTCGCGGCTCTTAGTGTTCGGGCAATCCTGCGCAAACTCGCAGGCAAGGAAAAGGCTAGCGAAGACAGCCGTGTCATTTCGACCTTGATTGCCGGGCTCATCATTGATTGCCTGGGGCAGCGTAAGTTCGTCGGCCCTGGTGTCGAGATAAGCACTCGCCGAGACATCAAGATCCGAGACCGGGACATCCAGATTATCGTGCGTGAGGCAGCCTAAATGCTCACCGACGCCCAGCGCCTCGTACGCCGCTGCACACCCCATAAGCCCGCCTGTGGACCCCATGCCACTCGCGACCTTGCGCAGACCTCGGTTCTCACCACCCCCCGACGCACCGAGGTCTGCGCTCTTTCTGATCACCGTTTCCATGCCAACCCGACTAGCTCGCAGGTGCAGCAAAGATCATGAGCGACGCAAACGAGATCGTACGGCAGCGTCAGTCTGCCATTCGCCGCGAACTGGATCGTCGCGGTATCGCCCTGAAGGCTGTCAGCTTCGACGCCTCCATTCCGTACCCCACGCTGCTGACCTACTTCCCGCAGGAAGGTGGCCGCGAGCCGGTTATGATGCCGATGAGCGCGGTTTATGCCTGCGCTGAGGGCAACGCGATCCCGGACGATCTGCTGTCCCTGCTGCTGCCCGCCGGCTGCGTCATGGTCCGAATCCCGGAGGGCATAGACTTCGACGAAGTAGAAGAGGCCTGCCGCGACTTCCTCACCGCGAAGGGTAAGGCGCATCGTCCTGACAGCCCTGGTGGCCGCGAGTTGGCGCCAGTCGAGACCACGGATCTGACCTGCAAGGTCGCGCACCTGCGGGCGGTGGCGGCATGACCGCCCTGCGCCAAGCCTATGTCGGCGGCAAGGAGTGGTTTTCGCAGTCGGGCTTGCCTGACGATCGCATGTCCACGCCGCGCACGTACGCGTACCGCCTGACCCGCTACATCAGCGATCCCTCCACGGTCCGCGCGCGCACGGTTGATGCGTTCGGCGCTGCACCAGGCATCGAGGTGATCCGCAAGATGCGCAGCGATTGGGTCGATCTGGTCAAACGCCGCGCGCAGGAACAGGCCGAGCATGGCTGTGTCATAGAGGCTGCGCCGTTGCCTGAGCCTATCCCAGCGCCAGAGCGCACGCCTGAACCCATCGAGCCCGAGCCCGAGCTTAAGTCCGTCGCCGCCCGTGGGTACATGCTGCACACCGCGACCGATGTTATCGATGCCTGTGCCGACGCATGCGGCATCAGCCACGGCGAGTTGATCGGCACGTCTCGGCAGGTGAAATTCACCAGGGCCCGCGGCCTGTGCGCAACGGTGCTGCGGGCGCGGGGCAACAGTCTGCCAAACGTCGGTCGCCTCATGAACGGTCGAGACCACAGTACCGTTTGCAACTCAATCGACCGCTTCTTCGCGCGAGACATCAAGGTTCCGGAGCTTGAAGCTGCATGGAACGCGCTGGCGCCATGCGTGCTGAAGGCTTGCCGCAGCGGGCTTGAGCTTACGGCTATGGCGGCGGTGCGGAAGTGAGGCCGCAACGCAAGCCCGAGCGCCAGACACGCACCCGCGAAGATCGCGCAACCGCGCTGTGTTCGCGGCTCATCATGGCGACGCCGGAGCGCGTTCGTGACCTTGTGCGCGACCACACCGCTGAAACTTTCGCCAAGGCGCACAATCTGCCGGTCGGCATGATCCGGACCACGTTCGAGCATGCGGTCGAGCGGAGTGCTGGGGCGTGAGCATCTGGGACGATCTCGAAACGCCACTTGATGAAGCGCCGCTGTTTCTGGTCGAGGACTGGAAGACGCTCGCGGATCCGCGTCGTGATCTGGGCGAGCTAGAACGGCAGTCGCAGTTCGTCGGCTTCATGAAGAAGGCCTGCCCGCACATGATGGTCGCAGCCATTCCGAATGCCGCAAAGCGAGGCTTCAAGGCTCAGCGTCAAGCCAAGCAGGAAGGCATGGTGGCTGGCGCCTTTGATACGCTGGTGACCTGGGATGTTCGCGACGCTCATCCTGACTGCCCCGCGACAATGGCGATGATCGAGTGGAAGGGATTTTCGGCAGGCAGGGCCGGCGCTCTTACCCGTCAGCAAATCGAGTTCGGCAACCGCCTGCACAAGCAAGGCCATAAGGTTGCCTGCTTCTTCTCGGCACGCAGCGCCATCGAATGGCTGCGGCAGCTCGGCGCACCGATCAAAGGTAAGCTGTCTGTATGAAGCGTCTTTCATCTGAGAAGCAGTTGGCGGCTTTGGAGCTAGCCAGGATAAACATTACTGCTGATTCATATCAGCGCGCAGTCATCAAGCGGGACCGCCCTCTTGCGGAAAGGTTGGCGAAATTTCGCGTCGTTAATGGCGAAGATGATTGTTGGGGATGGAATGGAGCCACTGACCCTAGAGGTTACGGCAAACTAGGCATCAACAAGAAAACACGGATCGCGACTCACATCGCGCTCGAAGTCGATGGCCGCCCCCGGCCCTCTAATAATCACTGCGCTTGCCACAAGTGCGACAATCCAGAGTGCACAAATCCTCGCCACCTATGGTGGGGCAGTAGGTCGGAAAACACGCGCGATATGATCGCCAAGCGCCGACACGGAAACGCAAAAAGCGGCCAGCAATGACCGAAAACCTCACTCTCAAGGATGTCGCGCGCCGTCTGGTGCTGCGTCTGATCGAGGCTGAGGCCGGCAACCCTGCCGAACAGAAACAACGCATCCTGATCGCGCGCGAGCACGGGCATTTGTCCGATTGCGAGGCTGAGGATTGGATCAAGATCTTGGAGTTGGAAGCAGCATGATCGGCCACAATAGCGCGACCCTTGACGCCACCCCCACAGACGAGCGCCTGCGCCTTCTGATCGAGCGCGTTGAGCGCATGGAAGAGGAAAAGGCGGCCATCGCAGCGGACATCAAGGACGTGTACGCCGAGGCCAAGGGCACCGGCTACGATCCCAAGATCATGCGCAAGGTTATCCAGTTGCGCAAGATGGACCCCGATCAACGCCGCGAGCAGGAAAGCCTGGTCGAGACGTACATGGCCGCGCTCGGGATGGCCTGACCCATGAGCACGCGCCCGGTCGAAGATACGTCACCAGCATGGACACGCCGCCGCGTCGCGGTGTTCCGTGGCCTGTTCGATACCAAGATCGATACGGGGGAAGAGTACGACACCCGTCCGCTGGCATCTTTCTTCGACATGGCGCCGTGGAGCAAGCCCAAGACCAATGGGCCTGCGTTCGTTCCCTCGACGTATCATGAGCATGACGCTCGCGAACACACTGCCCAACGCGAGCGCGGCGAGTTCGTCACGCTGACCGGCGACATCGACAGCGGCAATCACGCTCTGGACGCCGTATTCGATGCCGTTGAGGCATTTGCCGGTGACTCTGCATGGCTGATCTACAGCAGCCCGCATGCCCGTCCTGGCGACCTGCGCTGGCGCATCATCATGCCACTGGCAGAGCCGCAGCCGTTCGATGCCTGGTACGACGCGCAGTGCGCCTTCTTCGCGTTCATGGAGGCGCGAGGGCTACAGATGGACCACGCGTTGGCTCGCGCCGCGCAGCCGGTCTTTCTGCCGAACGTGCCGATCGAGCACTCCAAGTCTGGCACCAAGCTGCGCGGCGACGATAACAAGCCCCTCTACTACGTCACCATGGCGAGCGGCACTGACGCTCCCGGCCTGCCTATCAACAGCGGCCACGTCGCGGACGGCATGGCGCAGATCCGCCAGCAGCGCCGTGATGATGAGCGCTTGCGTGAGCGCATTCGCAGGGAGGCAGAAGCGCGCCGCGCCAATAAGCCTCGCGGTGATGGCGCCTCGCTTATGGAGGATTTCAACGCCGCCAACAGCGTCGCCACGATGCTGGAGCTGTGCGGCTATCAACAGTCTCCGCAAAATGCCGAGGACTGGCGCTCCCCGCATCAGACGGGCGAGACGTACGCCACCCGCGTTGTCGGCTCGAAGTGGATTTCGCTGTCGCAGTCGGACGTGTCCGCTGGCGTGGGTACGACGTTCAAGGAGGGCTGCTTCGGCGACGCCTACGACCTTCTCGTCCACTACAAGCACGGCGGCGACCACAAGTCTGCTTACCGCGCCCTGGGCGCTGAGCGCCGCGCTGAGAACGTCGTGTACCTCCAGCAGCCAGAGCCGCCCGAATGGCTGAGCGAAGCGCCTGGCTATGACGAAATGCCGGACTGGATAGATGCGGAGTCGGTGATGGATGAGCCTGCGTCCGCCGATGCGCCCCGCGCCAAGCAATCTGAACCCAAGGACCTCTCATCTCTGCCTGGGGTCGCTGATCTATCCGACTGGACGAACAGCAAGGCCCCAGATCGCGACTTCGTGATCCCAGGTTGGGTCGTGCGCGGCGCGTGCGGTCTGCTCAGCGGACAAGAAGGCGTCGGCAAATCGTTGTTAGCTCAACAGATGGCAACATGCGCAGCACTTGGCATCACTTTCCTTGGCCTGGAGATAGCGCACACCCCATCCGCCTACATCACCTGCGAAGATCCGATCGACGAACTATGGCGTCGGCAGGAGGACATCAATCGTTCGCTGGGCATCACCATGGCTGATCTGGATGGGCGCCTAATGCTGGTGTCGCTCAAGGGCCAACTGAGCAACGAGCTGGCGCTGTTTGATGCTCAGGGCCGCATCAGCGTGACCGAGCGCTATCAGCAAATCGAGATGGCGGTGAAGGCGTTCGGCGCGGGTTTGGTCTTCCTCGACAACGCCGCTCACTTCTTCACCGGCAACGAGAACGCCCGCCACGATGTTGCGACATTTCTTGGGCTTCTGGAGCGCCTTTCCGAGATTGTGAACGGTGCCGTTATCCTGCTGGCCCATCCGAACAAGCAGCACGCGCAGGGCAACAAGCAGGGCAACGAATACTCGGGTTCGACCGGGTGGAGCGCTCACGTCCGCAATCGGCTGTTCCTCGACTGGGCCCAGAAAGACGGCGACGGAAACTACCTGGGCGACGACGGCCGCTTGCTACGCAAGTCCAAGGCGAACTACGGCAAGAAGGGCGAGGAGATCACCTTCCGTTGGCACGAATGGGCGTTTACTCGCGATGAGGATCTGCCCGAGAGCGTGTCCAGTCAACTGCGCCAAGTCGGTCGCGCCAATTTCGAAAACGATTGCTTCCTCGCCTGTCTGAGGCAGCGCCTGGTGGAGCGTCGCGCGGTCTCTGAAAAGGCGTCTGCGACGTATGCGCCTAAGGTGTTCGAGGTCATGCCTGAGGCCCGAGGCTGCACAAAGGAACAGCTCACAGAGGCGATGAACCGCCTGTTCCGGATCAACGCTATCGAACGCGGCTATCTGTGGGTGAATCGCGGCGAAGGCAAGTCTGTGCACGGTCTGCGAGAGGTCGGGGCCGACCTTCCGACAGCCGAAAGCGTGGTTCCGATGACTTCCGATAACCTACCGATGACCGATTTTGGGCTGGAGGGCTGATTTTCCGATGACCTACCGTCAACCTACCGATGACCGCCCGATAACCTCGGTCAACACACACCTAGGCCAATTTTCCGATAACCTACCGATAACCTACCGATGACCACCGATAACACACCCCTCCCCCTAAAGGGGGAACCTACCGTTGTCGGCTCCCCGCTGGGGGAACTGCCGAGCGACCTCCACACCGGCCTCGCCCACTTCACCATGACCCAAGCCGGACTAGCCAAGATGAAGGATGGAAGATGAGTAGGTACTTTATCGACTGCGAGTTCGACGGCCACGATGGTCCGCTGCTGAGCATGGCTCTCGTGCGTGAAGATGGCGACAGCATCCATATCGAGGCGAATGTCGCGGCGATGGACATCTGGGTACAGCGGAACGTGGTGCCGCTCATGTCATCGCATCAAGCGTCGAAATCGGCCAAGGTCTATCACAACGAGGTCGGCAGCGTTGTCCTGGCATTTCTCGGCAACGATCCCGATCCGACCATCATCGCTGATAGTCCAGTTGATATCGCCCGCTTCTGTCGGGCCATCTCGACCGGCGCGGACGGCGCGTGGTCGAGCGTGCACCTGCCTTGCATGCGCTTCGAAGTTCATAACGTCGATTGCTACCCGACTGATCTGCCGGGTGCTGTCCAGCACAATGCCTGGTGGGATGCGATGGCTCTGCGCGCCAAGTTGTCGGGAACACCCCACCCATGACTGAAAAGTGCACCCGCTGCGAAGTGCTTGAGGACCTCCTCGATACTGCCACATCTGATCGGGACAAGGCGCGAGATGAAGCGGGCAAGGCTGATCGGGAGGCGATGGCCCTCAAACTGGCTGCCCGTGAAAGCGCAGCTGAAGAAGCGCGCAAATCCATCGAGTTAGTCTATTATTTTCGCAACTTGGCTGTTGCGCTTGGCGCCACACCTTCGCAACTCTTGGAAAGGGATTGACCACCCATGACTGACGAGAAGAGCTGGCGGGGAGACACTACTGCTGCCGCTGAGCGAGCTTTGAGAGCCCTTACGCCTGATGAGCAGCGTCAGGTCGTGGCTGCAACCTTGCGATTCTTCACTGGCAACAAGGCGCTTACGTGCCCGCCCACCACCTCACCGGAGCCCCGCAATGACTGAGGCAGAGATTACGCAAGCGGATCGTGAGGCGGCTGCGGAGTATTACGAGTTTCGACATGCCGTGCTTGGCAAGTCGGTATGGTACGGTGACATGCGCGAGGGCAACGAGGACTGCTGCCATCTCGTCCAAGCATTCGCCCGCCACCGCCTCCAAGCCCGCGCCGACGCTCTGGCTGAGGCTGCGGGGGTGGCTGAGGGCAATCGCACGGACGACGACAGCATGTGGGATCGAGCCGCTGATACGATCGCCACCGCAATCCGGGCGCTGGGGGAGAAGTGATATGAAGCGCAACCGCAAGAAGCAGGCACCCGCCGAGCCGATGGACATGCCGACTGCCGCACAGCTTGCCCAAGGCAGCTATGAGCGCAAGTTCGTCACGCACGTTGAGACCAACACCAAGAGCATGGCGTTCGTTTCCGCTCACGACCCCGTAGAGCGCTGGTTGAGGGATGGCAGGCTGTCGGATAGCCAAGAGGTCGCTATCCTCGCTGTACGGCGCTTGTGGAGGCTTACAGAGCAGGTTCGCTCCATCACCGCCAACTACGGGGAGCGCATCGGCGGCGGATCGGCTGAGCATCGGGCCATCAACGAGATCGAAGCTCGCGAGGATCTGCACAGGATTGTCGGATACTTCCCGGGGCCTCTGAAGGCCTATTTCGACGTTTTCGAAAACTGCTGTCGGTGGGGCATGCCCGCAGGAACGGCGGGGGCAGAGTTGGGATATGGCACGCGATCCGCGCAGGATAGGGCGCATCAAATCGTATGTTTTGTGGCCGATATTATTGCGAGCAAGGAACGCCTTTGAGTTGACCTTTTCGCATTAGGTTAGTAGACAGTTCTGTATGAAATCATGGAAATCCGTAGTTGGCTATGAAGATTCTTATGAGATATCTTCTAATGGCGATGTTCGGTCTATTGACCGTGTTGTGACATCCCTTGGCAGGGAGCCTCAAAAACTAAAAGGACGGATCTTAAAGCCAGGCATCTCGTCTACACAGTATCTATCCGTCGCTCTTTCCAAAGGCGGAAAGCCGAAGACAGCCATGGTTCACGCTTTGGTTGCCGCTGCATTCCTTGGCCCTCGACCCGACAAGTTCGATATAGACCACATAAACGGCGATCGATCAGACAATCGAGTTTCGAACCTCCGGTATGTCACGCATCAGGTAAACGGCAGGAATATCACTAAGGTAAACAGCCGTAGCGGAAAACTCGGCGTCTATCCGAATGGGAATGGTTGGATGGCTATGGTCAGCGTTGGTGACGATAAGAAATATCTCGGCACGTTTAGGACCATCGAAGAGGCGAGCGCGGCCCGCGAGCGTTATGAGATCGAACATGATCACCGTGGCTTCGTGGCTGACCTGGTGGCTATGAAGGAGCGCCTATAATTTTCATAGAGTAGTTGACAGTGTCAGCTACAGGCGCTAATTAGGGAGCAACAGAGCCGCTACGGCTCGGTCTTGGAGGACAGAAAATGACCACTGATCAGATCACCGCTGCCATTCATCGTAATCTCGTCGCGGCGAACAGCAGCAAGTTTGACGCTCAAATGCGTTCTATGTTTCGCAAAAACGCCAAAATGCTTGAAAAGCAATTGGGTGCCCCTGCAGCGAATATGATGGCTTGGTGATTTAAGTGGATATGCAGCAAGCAAGAAAGAAACTCGGCTTAACCATTGCGGAGTTTGCTGCATTACACCGGATAAGCACCGATGCCGCTCGCCGATGGGAAAAGGCAGTCAACTCCTCAGGATATCGCGAGCCTTCGGGCAGCGCTAAGGCGTTCACGCAAGCTCTACTCGATGGGTACAGGCCGAAATCTGACGCTTGACATTCACCGCGCCCATGATACGCCATGTTCCTAAGAGTTATAGCTACGCCCGCAGCCGAGAGGTTCGCGGGCGTTTTGCGTTGCGGCGACCCGGTTAGCCGGACCTGCGGAGAATGCACATGGAGCCTAAACTAGGCGCCAATACGGGAAACCGTGGCAAAGGTCGGCCCAAGGGCGTGCCGAACAAAACCACTGCCTTACTGAAAGACGCGATCCTTGAGGCGGCTGCAAAGGCAGGCGGCAAGGATGGCCTTGTCGGCTATCTCTCGACGCAAGCCACGCAGAACCCACAGTCATTCCTTCCGCTGCTTGGCAAGGTGCTGCCGATGCAGATCACCGGAGAAGGTGACGGCCCGCTGCAGGTCATCATCAACAAGCCCGGTGCCTAGCCTTCAGCTGCCGAACGAGTGGGCGCCAAGGAGTTACCAAGACAAGCTCTGGCGCTACATGCACGGCGGCGGCAAGCGGGCAATCGCGATCTGGCCACGTCGGCATGGCAAAGACGACTTGGCGCTGCACTACACGGCTTGCGCGGCACATGAGCGGGTCGGCGTTTACTGGCATTTGCTGCCGCAGCAGAACCAGGCACGCAAGGCCATCTGGGATGCGATCAACCCGCACACTGGGCGGCGTCGCATTGATGACGCTTTTCCGCGTGAGTTGAGAGACACGACGCGCGAACAAGACATGCTGATCCGGTTCAAGACCGGTTCGACGTGGCAGGTGATCGGCTCGGACAACTATGACGCGCTGGTTGGCACGCCGCCAGTTGGTGTTGTGTTTTCGGAATGGGCGCTGAGCAGTCCACAGGCCTGGTCGCTGATCCGCCCGATCCTGGCAGAAAACAATGGTTGGTCGATGTTCATCACGACCCCCCGCGGGCGTAATCACGCGCACCGCATGTTTGAGATGGCCGAAGCATCGGACGACTGGTTCGCTGAAAGGCTGGTAGCCACAGAGACCGGCGTGTTTGCACCTGAGGTGCTGGAGCGCGAACGGCAGGAGTTGATCGAAGAGCGCGGCGCCGAAGATGGCGATGCGATCTACCAGCAGGAATACATGACCAGCTTTAGCGCCGGCCTTCCCGGTGCCTACTATGCCAAGCTGATCGACCAGGCAGAGGCGGACGGGCGGATAACCTTCGTGCCGTACAATCCCGGCAAGCAGGTGCATACTGCTTGGGACCTGGGCCGTAACGACGCAACGGCGATCTGGTTCATGCAGCGGCATGGCGCGGGTTGGGATGTCATCGACTACTACGCTGGGACAAGCGTGGGCATCGACCACTACGTCAAGGAACTGAAGGATCGGGACTACAACTACGGCGAGCATCTTCTCCCGCACGATGCCGAGAATGAGCAGCTTGTCAGCACGACGGGTTCGATCGCAGCGACCGTAGAGAGCATGGGCCTCAAGCGAGTGCGTGTGGTTCCGCGCACCAAGTCTGTGGCGAACGACATTAACGAGGTTCGGCAGATCTTGCCGTTGTGTCGATTCGACAAGACCAAGACGGCCAAGGGCTTGGACGCGCTGAGGTCTTACCGGCGTGTCTGGGATGAAAAGCTGAAGGCCTATCGTGACACGCCGCTGCATGACTGGGCGAGCGATCCATCGGATGCCTTCAGGACGTTCGCGATCGGCAAGCCGGATGATGGCGACAGCTGGGGTTCGCCGATCAAGCAACGGACTCGGGTAGTTTAAGGCGGGGGCCTTATAGGAGTGAAGACGATGGTAGCATCCAAGAAGCCCGCTCCGGCGGCTGAGAATGTCGTGGCCGCTGCAGGCGACGCCAAGCTGGTCATCCAGTCTGGGCAGGCGCCGGAGGGAAACGTGCAGAAGGCCGGAGAGCGCGGCCCGAAGTCTGCTCTCGAAGGCGGCGAAGGCTCGCTCGAATATGCCAAGGAGCATTCCGGCGGCAAGCAGGTCTACAGCGTGCAGATTCACGACGATCAGCATGGCTTACAGGTCAAGTACTACCCTGGCGACAGCGGCGACGAAGCTGCGCAGAAGGCTTTGGCCGCTGCGAAGTACCGTGGCACCTCGATCCGTGGCGTGACGCCCGCCAGCGATCCCGACGCGAACAGCATGGGTGGCGAGCGCGATGCCGCGATCATGATGAGCAACGCCGAGAACACCGGCAACATCATCAACACGCTCGGCACCGACGCGAACGCCAAGGCCACCGTCGAGCTGGCCAAGGCTGACGTGACGGAGTTGGGCGAGTAATATGCTGCGCGCCACGCACATCAATT